ATGAAAAACAGAGTTCGACTATCTGTAGATCCTTATATCCCTATTGTTGCAAGTTCTTCAAACGGATCGACTTCATGGTTCTTATTTGCTAATCCGAACAACGGGAGACCAGCCTTGGAAATAGGATTTTTGAGAGGTCATGAAAGTCCTGAAATTTTCATTAAGGCACCAAACGCTCAGCGCGTAGGCGGTGGTAATGTAAATCCAATGGACGGTGATTTTGATACCGATTCAATTCAGTACAAAGTTCGACACGTATTAGGCGGGGTTACTCAAGATAACAAAATGAGTGTAGCCAGTAACGGATCAGGTTCATAATGGACGAGAAACTACAGGCACTATATAATTCATTTTGTGCCTTAAAAGACGAAATGAATTCAGCAAATGTCACAGAAAAAACGGTCAATCTAATTGGCCGTTTTGGAAAGGCGATCAGAAGCGCGGAGGATATTGTGTTAAACCCTCCAAAACGAGATACATCATATGATCCTGAATTACATTTGAAGGCAAGCACGTACGCAATGCCTAAGAAAAAAGGGAAACCAGGGCCGAAGTCTAAGAAGAAATAAATGGCATTTACATACGATCTCACATCGGAACGCGGGCAAGTTCGGTTATTGATTACCGATACCGATCATGATAACCCTATATTCCAAGATAACGAGATTGATTTCTTTCTGAGTACTACGGCGGTTGATGGAAATGATGTAAACCTTGCCGGCGCTAAAGCCCTGGAAACAATCGCAGCAAGCGAGGTATTAGTTCAGAAGAAAATAAAGCTTTTGGATATAACGACTGATGGGCCGGCAGTGGCCGCAGCATTAAGAACAAGTGCAAAGCTATTGCGTGAGCAGTCAGAAAGTGAAGGCGACATTGATTTTATAGAACAAAATTTAAATGTTTTCAGTGCCAGGCAAATAATTTGGAATGACGCATTAAGACAACAATGATTCAGAGATTAATACATCCGGGATTAATGACCAGCTTATTTAGGTTTTTTAATTCTAAATGTGCGATTCAAAATCCGACTATTGTATCGGGTGATTTGGGTAACTCTGATCCTTCATCTTGGGCAAGTTCGGAAACTGACATTGATTGTGTTATTTCCAGGATTTCAAATAGTAGCGAAGGAAACGAAGTAAGGAGAAAAGATAAAACGATTGTTTTGCATCCTTACGGGATTATTTTAGATGGCGTGTTTACTGTAACTGAAAAGGACAGGATTTTATCTGATAGCGTGGCATATGATATTTTAACAGTTGATTATGATTCAAAAAGTACAATGACAAGTTTAGTTTGTGAGCTTATAAAATGATAACGATTGATATTGATCAGGCTTCGCTAAAATCAATAACAAGAAAGCTTGGATTGAAGCAAAAACAGACTGAAGAAAAAATTAAGGCCGGTATAAAAGCAGGATTGTTATTGATTACAAATGAGGCAAAAATAAAAGTGCCTGTTCTTAGCGGACATTTAAAAAGGTCGATTCATGATGAGCCTGTAAGAAATGATAGCGGAGGATTTAGCGGCAGAGTTGGTACTAACGTAAAGTATGGGCCAAAGATAGAATTTGGAGGATCAAGAAAAGCACCGGCTGGTTATTTAAGGCCGGCATTGGATGAAAAAGGACAGGAAGCGGTAATAGAAATAGTTTCTTCATTGAAACAAATATTATGAGTATAGAGGCAGATATGAGAACGTATATTTTAACGCTTACATCGATTACGGATATAATCGGGACTAGTACGGCGGCTAGAATATATTATCAAAAACTGCCTGATGATCCGACATTACCGGCGATAGTTTATAATAGGATTTCAGATCCTCCAGGCGTAAGATCCCATAGTGGAGATTCAAGTTTATCAAAACCTAGAATTCAATATTCTATTTGGGCTACTACTGATGTTGGTGTAATGGCGTTGGCTGATGCCTTTGAAAATGAATTTCTTAGTTTTTCAGGAACAGCAGGAAGTTCTACAGTTTACGCGACAATAGTTGAAAACAGGCTTTCAATGATTGATCCTGAGTCAAAATTTTACCATATACCTATAGATTTAATGATCCAGTATAATGGCTAAAGCAAAGAAAGAACCGGAATTAAAGAAACCGGAATTAAAGAAAGTAAAAACGGTTGAAGATTTTTATTCAATTGGAAAATGGAAAGGGTTTGATCAATTCAAATGTGATTTATGCGCATTTGATACCCTGGAAGAAAAAGTAATTAAAGTTCATATAACTGAAGTTCATATGCCTAAGCCAATAAAGCCAAAGGTAAAAGTTCAATTGTATGATAGATTTAACAATAAAGTAAATTAATAAGATATGCCAACGACATTAGCACCATCGACACAGTCACCAGGATCATATCCCACAGCAATGACAGCGGTGACTATGACAGCGACAGATGTAGGAAATGGAAATCATTTTGTAGCAACTGGCAATGATTTAATTATTGCATGGAATAATAGTGCAACTCCTTACACAGTGACAATCACAAGTCAATTAAGTGACAAGAATCGACTTGGAACAATTACAACACAAGCGATTGCAGCAGATGCGCACCTTATTTTAGGACCACTAAAAAATGCTGGATGGATTAATTCAAGTGGTCAAGTATTAATAACCGCAAGCAATATAGCGGTAGAATTTGGAATTATAAAATTATAAGAATATGGGAGCTATATCAAGTTTTGGAACTCAGTTAAAAATAGGCGATGGTCAAGGAACAGAAGCGTTTACAACCATTGCCGAAGTAATGGATATTTCCGGCCCTAGTTTATCACAAGGTACCCAGGAAGTGACACCACAAACAGCGCCGAACCGCGCGCGGGTATTTATCGCAACGTTACTAGACGGCGGCGAGGTTAGTTTCGATATTAACTACGAACCCGCAGGAGCTACGCACGATCAGACAACCGGACTAATCAAAGATATGACCGATGGAACGTTAAGAAACTTTCAAACTGTATTTCCTGATGCGGCTACTACCACATGGTCATTTGCTGCCTTTATCACAGGTTTTGAGCCATCGGCACCGGTAGATGGTGCGTTAACAGCTTCCGTCACTTTTAAAATATCTGGATTACCAACTATAGCATGATAGAAAGTGTAACAATAGAACTTGGGGGCAAGGAGCGAAAATTATATTTCGATCTTGGTATAATGTCAGAGTACGAAGACTTGACAGGGGATAATGCATTGATGGATGATATCTTTCAGGGGATGACATCCAAAAAATTAATCAGGATGGTTTATGTTGTCCTTAAAGTAAAAGAACCTGACATTACTATTGACGAAATTGGCAAAATGATTACAGGCCATAATATTAAAGATGTTTTACCGAAGGTGATTAAGGCGTTTAATCTGGGAATACCAGATGAAAATCCAGATAAAAAAAAAGTGACAAAGAAGTAAATAAATCTACATTCCTGGACTTGTGGGCAGTCGGGATTTACGATTTAGGCTTAACAGACGAACAGTGGAAGCGGTTGACTTTGCGTAAATATGATGCATTAGTTAAGCGCTTTTCTAATAAATTGGAAAGAGAAGATTTTCAGATTGCAAAACTTTCAGCGGTAATTTATAATGCAAATGTAGTCAAGAGAAAAGGCAATGACAAAAGGCCTTGGATTGCAGATAATTTTATTAACAGGGAAAAAGAAGTAAAAGCAAAACCCTGGCAGCAGCAATTACAAATAGTTGAAATGCTGAATATAAGATTTAAAGGGACGGATAAAAGAAAAGCAAATGGCTGATATTGGATCATTGTGGGTAAAGCTTGGATTAAAAGACGCTCAATATAATAAGGGCATTGATAAAGCCAAGACAAAAACCAAAGGGTTTGCAAAAGCCATTAAGGGATTAGGTCCGTTGATTGGTGGCGCCATGGCAGTCGGGGCGGTTACCAGATTTGGAAAAGCTATTTTTGATATAACCGCTGAATTTGGGAGTATGATGTCAAGGGTTCAGGCTTTAACGGGCGCGACTGACGACATGACCGATTCACTGAAAGAGCAGGCCAAAACATTAGGAAAGCAAACCCAATTTACAGCAACCGAAGCGGCGGAAGCGATGACATTTTTAGCTCAGGCCGGTTTAGATGTAAATCAGATTTATGCAGCGATGCCGGCGAGTTTAGAACTTGCCGCAGCCGGACAAATTACACTTGCAGAGGCCGCCGATATTTCAACAAATATCATGAGTGCTTACGGTCTCCAGGCTGAAGAGTTAGGACGTGTAAATGATATAATTGTAAATACAACCA